CCCCGGATGGTGAATCCGAGGCAGCTCGAGAGCTGGACTGCACAGTCGCACCCATGTCCTGTTTGACCCCCAGGACCGGGTTGATTCTCCAATTTAACGAGAGGAGATCTCCTCGTTTGTGCCCCCCTGTTACCAGGGAGGAGGTTAGGACCACTCTCAAGACACACACAACTTTTCAGTTATATGTTATCGCAACATTAGCTGGATTGCAGGACACTTGTTGGATAGGCGGCTGAGTAAACCGCCCCCTAGTGGTTGCTCCGTAGTTACCAGCCCTACGCTTCTGAGGCTGTCCCTCCTTGCTTGATAGCACCCGTTTGGTATAGGGTGTGTCAAGGGTTGGAGGGTACTTAGTGGTTCCAGGCTCAAGTCCTCGCTTCAGTGTTACCTAAAGGAGGGTTTTGAAGCCGAGTCCCGAAAAAAGTACTTCTCTGTGGGTACTTGCTTAGTGAGATGCTAAGCACCGTGAGGTCCTCCGATTAACGGGGGTTCAAGGTGACTCAACACTTACGTAGTTTCCCTGATATAGCGCCTTCCAAATTCTCGTAGGAGAAATGAAAACTCCGACACAAAGGTTGAGGGCCCCACCTTGTAGTGGAACCGCTCACTGTCTAATGGTACCCCTAAAAAGGTTAAAAGATGGTCTTCGAGGAACAAGATTCCTCAAAAGACGTTCAATCTTACGGTAGCCAGTTGACGTTTTGTTACATTGTGCCGAGGTCGGACTCCTGCTGGTTATTAACAGCAAGGGCCTACACTCATCCGCTATCCTTGAACGAGGGAGGTAGGAGTAATTGGCCTGAAAAGACTAATCACATACTACCTATTTGTTCGCAGACAGAGCTGGAAAGCTTCCCGAGGATTGTCTATCTTTGATAGGCTTGAAACGAGGAGCACGCAACGGACGAGAGCCCGTTTGGCCTCCACGGCCGGCTAGTGTCCTCTCTGGCTTTGCAACCAGGGAGAACAACACAGCTAGCGTTCTCTACAACAATCTTTCTTAATATGCTAATAATGATTTCTCATTTTCACACATCAAGTAGACTGCTGCAAAGACCGAATCACAGCTTATACGCAAGTATAGATTGGGTGAAAGTCGATGCAGGGTGCTACGCCGTGGTTGACCCTATCGATAGCCACGCCATATTGTACCTTTCTGAACGAGCCTATCAGATTCAAGTCCGTGTGAGTTTATCACAGGATTCTCCTCTGATAGTTCTTGCAAGACCGGGTGACCGGCCTGAAGTTGCTGACCCAAACAAATCTAAAGAGGATGCCTCTACTAAAAATTCCCCCATTCCTGACGTTTCGAAAAACAGTAAGGTTTGGAAGAAATTCCTTTCCTGGCATCTCAGTAGTCTGAGAGGCGCACTCGTTGGTCGGAAAGAGGATCCTAAGAACTCTAAAAAGGGATCTTCCCTTAAGAGAGATTCAAAGGGAGACGCTAGTGTCACAGTTTCCGCCGAAGTTATTCGGCTCCTATTTCCGTATTGGGGATTAGATCTCCATTACAGATTAGGACGTGGTGTCACGCCTCCTAGGGCTCTTGTCCAAGCACTCCGAGAAATGGCCGACAAGATGGTCGAACTTCATCGGAACCATGGGGTACAAGAGTTAATCATGAAAATGAAAAACTCGCTGTTCATGCTGAACAGGTACCTTGCGGATCCTTCGAAGCCCGCGAATCCTTGGTTACTCGGTACGCCAGTTGGGTTAGCCCGGAACCGAATCCCTAAGCTTATACCCCTCCTTATCAGGAGAGGTATCGCAAACGGTGACGTTCTGTACATGAGGCTGATGATAAGTATCCTAAATGGCTATAAGGCATTGGAAGGTACCCATAAAGAACAGGATCTTGAATCCGTTCTTGGGCCCCATCCGGAACTCGACCCCAAGATTGAGGAAGAGTTCAGAATCTTCTGTAAAGAAGTTTTCTGGCCTAAAGTCATAAAGGGTTATGCATCTAAAGCCCAATGGAAGAAAATCACTGAATGCAACTTTCGGATCTCGGATACCGATAGTGTATACATTCCATTACGAGCAGGTCCGAACGCAAAACAAGGCCTTTTTGGCGCTGGTTTCGACGCTCTCGCCTGGACACTGGAACCTGTGAATTGGCCCATAGAATGGGCTAAAGCGCAGGGAGATACCAGAACTCCCAAGGTGTTCGACTCTGCACTCTCCGGCATTACGCCTGAGTTCATCCGAAAGTTTTTCGGTGAACGAAAGGGGAAACCCTATCAGGTAGTAACTGGGAAACTGGAATTACTTCCAGAACCCGCCGGAAAAGTACGTACAATAGCCATTGTTGACTATTGGACTCAGAGACTTATGTCACCGGTTCACGAATGGATGATGGAAGTGTTAAAACTTCTACCAACAGACGGAACCTTTTGTCAGGAGGAGGCAACCAGGTCTTTTGCTCGCTTCGTGTCATTATCTGACCGAAGGCTCTATAGCATTGATCTCAAGTCAGCGACGGATTTAATTCCGATCGCCCTCTATCGACATGTGCTTAGTGGCATTTGGAACGAACACACCGTAGACTTATGGATAAGCCTACTTACTGACCGCTGGTTTAGAGTTCCCGATTCGAAACTTGTGAGCCAAGAGCTGCGGGGCAGATTGGTCCAATATGGACGCGGGCAGCCAATGGGGACATTGTCCTCATGGCCCTCGATGGCACTTGTGCATCACGCACTTGTGCTCTTCTCTGCGCAGCGAGCGGGTTATGACCCTACTCACTTTGTAGATTATCGGGTTCTGGGCGATGACAACTGTACATGCGGCGATGAAGCCGCTATGTCATATGTTGAAACCGCCTCGGCATTGTGTGTCCCCACATCGACCGCCAAAACCCTGGACGGATGTTTATTCATTTTTGCCTCCCAGATCTTCTGGAAAGGCATTAATATCTCTCCTCTTTCACTGAAAGAGGAGTTGGGAATAGCATCATACGCACAGAGGTTAGAACAGGCTCTCAGAGCTGTTCGTAGAGGCTGGATTGATGATCGCAACACACTACCAAGGTTCCTGCGGCTATTGTTGACGCAGCGCGATTATCGCGCTTCGCTGAGACAGTGGTCAGTGGGACGTTTGGGAAAAATTGCCCAATCAGCATTGGTCAGTGCCTTTGGTCTCGCCAGTCGATCCTTATTGGATCTTCTTGGATTCCAAGGGTCCGGGTTTAAGCCCTTCTTACTCTCTCTCGAGAATAAGGTAGAGGCATTAGCCGGAGACCACGCTAGATTGAGCGGTAAAGTCTCGGAACTTGCGTTCCGGGACCTAGAGAGGGCGTTTGCCGCCGCTACAGCTCGAGTTATTTATCTCGAGTTGCAGCAGGAACTCGATCGTCTCGAAGTCGCTTCCCAAAGATTTGGGGAGTGGGACAGAGAGATGAAAGAGTCTGGCTTTATGCCCCTCTATACCAGGGTACCAGTTCGGAGAAACTCCGAGGGGCGGGGTGTCCCTCGTGAGACTCCTGGGATACTGTTCGTCCCGTCCTCCACCATGCCTAAGGAGGTTTTCCTTAAGGCATTGGCCATGACTGGCGAAATGAGAAAGCATATTACTATGCCCAAGCGGAGACACCCAGAAGAGTTTATTGACTCAAATGGGAAAGTCTGCCGTTCTCATCCCCGAGCTCCGTTAGGAGCTCAGATCGCGCCATGGTCCGCAGAGGAGTGTTATAATTACACTTTCTCGGAGACAAACCGGGTCCATCACAGATCTCTCTGGCCCGTCATCTATGACTCTTATAGAGCCCTTTTCGGGGATACTACAGGTGAAGAACCTGAGTACTCTGATTTCGAGGCTGAAGAGGACGGATATGGCGGGATGGGGATGACATGTGAACCCGAAGGTTACACATCATCGGCCCAGTCCGGTGCCATAATCCGAACCCCCGGCGTAATCACCAAGGTGAAAACTGCCCGAGACAAAGCCCGGTCGATCATGGAGCAGATTAAATCTGCCCCCATCGAGGAGCTGGGATCTCCATGGTTTTTACTCATGGAGCTCTGTGATGTACTGGCCCGAATTCAGAGAGTTCCTTCTTTCACGTCTATACGTGATTGGGAGCCACTGAAACCTCGGGATCCAGACTTATTGAGGCCTTGGGTCAGAAGCGCACGCCTGATCACTCAGGTATTACGACATCTGCCGTTCGGTACTGATCTCTCAGTGCCTCTTGAGACCGAGCTACCCGCGGGGCCGCTGAATCCAGCGGAAGCAGGGGCAACCTTAGCCTTGCTTGCGGAACAGCCTAGTAAAACAAACCAAGGTTTGCTTACCGGATAACCAACAGCATCGCTCATTGAGAACAATGTGGGGGCTACGAAAGTAGTTTCACTGTCCAG